CCGCCGACTGCGATGAGGTCGCAGTTCCTAACCGCGTGAACCGTGCACTGTCCCGCGATGTAGCAAAAGGGCGAGCGCATAGAAGGCTCGCTGGCAGATTGTATTTCAGGGCGACTCCATCTGCCGAGTCAAATGCCCAGCGCGTGCGTCGTGCTGCGGTCGCGCCTTGTGCGCGACTATACACGATGTTGCGATCTATTTACCGAATCTGTGCCAGATCTTGTGTTAGAAGTTGGGTAGTGGAATCTGAGGCGCGAGGATATCGGCGATCGCATCCGTCGCGCGCTCATAGGCATCCTCGTAGACCCCAGCCCACGGTGCCCACGCAGCCGAGCCGAGCACCGGCTCTAGCCGATCCACGGCCTGATCAAGGCGGCAGAGATGCAGATGGACGAGTTCGTGCACGATGGTCAGACGCTGCTCCTCAGGCTTCTGCGCCCAGAACAGGTTGCCGACCCGCAGGTTGGCTGTCTGTGCCTGATCGTTCGGCTCGATATCGGCGTAGCGATCCTCTGGGGCGACATCGGTGAGGATGGTCACCCGCCAGTTGGCAAGGTTCAGGAGCGGCATCGCAGCCGCCACATAGACCTCAAGGGCGGCGTATTTGTCAGGCTTCGTCGGGTGCTTTGGCATCGGCAGACTCCGCATCTAGTTGGGCTTCGGACTTGCCGCGCAGGATAGCACGCGGCGTCTCCGTGTAGCGGTCGTGGAGGAGCCGGAGGGTGCGCTCGGCCACATCCAGCCATATATCCCGATGCACCATCAGGGGATAGCGTCGGGCAAGCGTCTCCTGCGCTGCCGTCAGGTTGCCTCGGCAGGCAATCAGGGTCACGCCCACCTCGTGTGGCTTAGGCTCCCCTGCCCTCGATCGGCATCGCTTTAGGGTATGCAGGGCGGCGTGCATCGGGTATTTGTACCGGTAGACGGTGATCTTCATCAGGGTCGCCTGCTCTGCGGCGCTCCCCTCGTGCACCTTCCGATCTTCCTGCTCGGTGAAGGTGGCGTGGGCGGCGGAGTTCAGGTAGATGCTGAAGTCGCCAGTCCAGGCTGGTATACCGCCATCGTCAAAGATATTTAGGTGGTGCATCACCAGGGGCAGCGTGTCTTGGTGCCCCCTAAACCATCCCACGAGGCTATCCAGTTGCATCATCGTGCTCCTTTCCACAGGTTCTGCGAGCCGCAAAACGCCCTCCACGCGAATCCGTTGACCTCCTGTAGCCCTGCGTCAATCGCGACGAGCATCCCACACCTGCGGCACTCGGCCACCAGATCGAGCGAGTTGCCATCGGCATCTAGGGTCTCACGGTTCCCGATCCACTCGCCGAGATCGTGGCCGTGCAGCCTGACCGCGACCGCCTGCACGCTCGCCTTTGCGATCTCCGTCCAGTCAGCATCTGCCTCGACCTCTAGCGGCAGGGCAGATGCCGGCTGTGTCGTGATGGCGATCGGCTCGCGCTGATCGCGGCGGATGAAGTCGGCGGTCACCACCCTCCAGCCAGAGGCGGGCACCTCGCCGAACAGTTCTATGATGCGCTCCTCTACGCTCTCAGGCACGCGCCGCTCCTCTTGGATATAGGCGTAGAGGGTGCGCTTGCCGATCCCGAGATCGCGTGCCAGACGCGGCAGCGCGATCGTATACAGGGATGGATAGTTCTTCGCGAGGATCGCCTTTAGGTGCGCTCCGTTGATGCTGCGAATCTCAAACACGACTGCCTCCCTCCTGCTACTCGATGACGGTGACTCTAACCCGTTGGACTCCCCGTTCCAGTTTGACCCCGAGCGCGACGAACGCGGCGGGTGCCAGATCCACCAGTTTCTCGTTGTTCGTTTGACCTCGGCATTGGCACCAGTCCACCACCCACGCGACGATAGCCTTGCCGTTGGCGATGTTTTCCACGATGATCCGATACGGCTTCTTGCCCCATCGGAAGTCCTTGATCTTCCGCAGCGCTGGGCCTGCGGCAGCGTAGAACAGGGTCGGCTTGTCGCCCCTCGTGTACCACGCTGAGTTCTTTGTCGCGTCGTACCAGGTTGCCTTGCCGACTGCCATCCTGATCTCTGGGATCACAGGCACGGGCGTAGGCTCTGGGCGATGCGAGTCACGCAGCACCACATCGGCGACCGGCATCGTCAGGATGATCAACGACGCGATGATCGTCGTGAGCGTCCATAGCCAGACCGCTCGTCTCACTGTTCGCGAGTCTCGATCTTGGTGCTCAGGATCGCCTTCTCGATCGGCTCTAGGCCGCTGACGATCTGAATCGCCTTTGTCACGCCGTCCACATACCCGAGTGCGTACTCAGTATCCCCGAGCACCCCGAGTACCTGCGTGCGATGGATCAGGAGTTTCAGCACGCGATCCTCGACCGTCTCAGGCTTCTTCTTTGGCATTCGCCCTCCCAAACCACGCCACGAAGTCGTCTAGATCCAGCACGATCATCGTGCGACGACGACCTCCGGCTCCAGGCGAGTCGCCTACCACGAGGGCGGCAAGTTGATCGCCCTTGACGGGGATCGCACGCAGCCATCCGTCCAGCCGTTCAGGATATGACTTGCCGACCTTGCACTGCACGGCGATCCAGTCGTTCGCGACATCCTGCCTACCGCCAAACTGCCCGACGCGCTGAGCGCCGAGACGCTTGGCAACCTCGCGCTCAAAGGCGTTGCCGCGCTGCCTTGCGGTGCGGCCCCTACGGGAGCGCTCAGCATTCTGGCGGTCAATGTCGAGTTCGCTATGTCTGCTCACTTCCAGCACCCCCTATGTGCCCACGAGTATGACTTGCGCGACTCGCCAAAGTCAATCCGTCTGACGCGGAGCGCCTGCTTGCCGTCGCCGATCATCCCAGAGCATAGGTAGCAGGGCGCGGGCGTCCACGACGCGCCGCTCCCCTTAGTTGCCGCAGTCTTCGCAGGTGCCTTCTTCGCCGACATTGTGCATCCCTCCTTCCAGCATCGCGCTGAGCCGGTGGATCATACCCTCAACGGCATTCTGTTGCGTATCTGCCTCGCAGGTGATCTCGCTGCCATCTCGGTCAGCGATCACGACCACCCAGGTCTCGTGCTCCGTCTTCAGGATCTGCTTGTATTCGTAGCCGCACATCGCGGCCCATTGCACCAAGTCTGTGAATGCCATCACAACCCCCTTATGCGGATGCCTCTGGCTGTCCGCTCTCGTCTCTCTACTTGCCCGCTCCTCGCAAGTTCGCCGAGCGCGCGCTGCGTGGTGCCGTGGCCCCAGCCGAGGATCTCGGCGAGTTCACGAACCGTCGGCGCAAAGCCGTGCTCCTTCACGAAGGATCGGATCGCTGCTACTAGCATCTCATCCCTCTCGATCATCTGTCGCTCCTATCCACTTGTGAACCCTATCTTGCGGCACGCGGCGTGTCGCGACCCTGTAGGGTTCGCCCTTCTCCCAGGCATCCTCTGCCCGTAGCCACCCGATGACCTCCACTTCCCTGAACCCCGTCTCTGGGATCGGGTACGCCACGAAGATCACCTTGTCTTTGTTCAGATCCTTCTCCCTGACGACGAGGCCATTCTGCGGCTCACGGATACGCCGCACCTCGATGTTCTTGCCCACATCCGGCTCGTCCCGATGCTTCCAGTGCTCGGCGGCGGGCCAGACCTTCGCGTGCCAGACCCGACCGGTCGCCTTTGCCACCGCACACTCCGCGACTGCCGCTGCAAAGGATGCCGTCTCGTCATCCTGCATCAGTGCCCTGTCGTAGTAGGCGGCATCTTGGCTGCGCTCGTTCTGGGCATTCCGTCCATCTCCCACCGTCTTGGCTTTCTCCAGTTCCTCATCCGTCAAAGAAACCCTCATCTCCGTCCTCGCAGAATCTCTCCGATCTGCATCGGTCTCGTATTAGTAAGAGTCTGCTCTTCTCTTCTCTGCTCTGCTCTGCTCTTCTCTAGAGCGTGACGCGACCGTGACTCAGGCTCTTTCTGAGCACGATAGCGAGCGGCACGAGCAGCCGAGGTCGCGTCCACTTGCCATCGAGACCAGCCCGAGACGGTCACGACTCCATCCCCAGACACCTCTAGCAGCCCCTCGAGAATGAGTCGAGGCACCGCCCGAGCGAGCCGATGGCCGATGACTGTGGATAGGTGCTGCCGGTCACGAAACCGCCCGTCTTTCCGCATCTCCTTCGCGACCTCCAGGATCGTGATGAAGGCGCGGAACTGCGTATCCGTCAGGCTCGAGATCACGGCGTCCTTGTGGGCGCTCGCTGACCATTTGATCCATAGGCTCATCTGTGCCTCCTCTCAGCCGTTAGAACGGCAACTCCTCAAGGCTCTCCTCGGGCACGCGCTTCGGCTCAGGAGCCTTCTGCGCGGCGATCCACTTGATGCTCGGCTTCTCCTTGCACCACGAGCCGTCAGGCGCCTTATGTGAGGCCGCCCAGAAGGGCTGATAGGGCTTCCCAGAGGCCTTGCTGACCCCGCCCGGCTTGAGGCTCCACCTCTCGCCGTGTGAGCAGGAGCCGTCTGCCGTCTCAGAGACGAAGATCATCGCCGCCTCGAGCGCGAGCCGGTCATCGTCCGAGAGCGTGCTCAAACCCTCTGGCTTCGGGGTTTGCGCCACGCTGACGGGCGATGCCGCCCTCGGGAGGGTCTGCATACCCTTCTCAGGGCTGTAGAGGCTCCGTCCGACGCCGATCTGTGCCGCGCAGCGCCTCAGGGCATCCGATGCCGCGCTCTTGAGCGGTTCGTCATCCTGTGCGCTGTTCGGATATCCAAAGTCTTGCCGGATGGTCGTCTTGCCCTCGATGACGACCGCGAGTGAGCCGTGTACCACGGCGCGCGCAGGGTCGGCCACTTTGACCTCAAACTGCCATCCGTCAATCCCGAGCACATCATCAAGACGCTGAGCGACTGCCCGAGCGTCTGCGTATGTGAACACGAGGCCAGCCCTGCCAGGGCGGGTCTTGAGATCCTTCGCGTCAAATGGCGCCGCGAGCGCCTGTGCGATCTGTTTACTCACCGTCTGCCTCCTTCTTGAACCTGAAGACTCGAGCCCCAGGCTTCTCACTTGTGAACATCGCCTCTGTCCGGTCATAGACGGATGGCGCGTGCGTGCGAAGCGCCTTCGCGACCGCCTCCCAGTCCGTCTTGACCGTCGGCTTGTTCTGCTTCCAAGTCGCCTGCCAACCGTTGCCGACGACCCCCTGACCTGACCCGATCGCCTCCTTGAGACTGATCGCGAGGTTCTGCAACTCCTGATCGAGCAACTTCGCCTCGTACTGCTTTTCCGCGTAGAGCGCCGCTACGCGATCCACGCCATCGGTTGCCTGTGCCCACTCCTCCGTGGCCTGTGGCATCACTGCCGCGAGCGCATCGGAGTCCTCGCCCTGCAGCGCCGGCGGCGTGCCGTTCATCACGGCATCGCGGAAGGCGACTGCTTTCTGGTAAAGGCGAGTCTGATACTCAAGATCCGCCTCCACGCGCTGGATGCGGAACACCAGCCCACCTAGCAGCGCCGCCACATCGCACCACGGTGCCCCTGTGACGAACATCTGCCATTGAACCTGCGCTTCCACCTCAGGCGGGGTGGGATAAATGTTCCAGCGGGGTGACGCCGAGGTCTTGATCTCCACGAGGCCGTCGCTGCCGACGACCGTGCGATCAAGGCTCGCCATCGCCCACGGGATCTCTTTCAGCCGGACGATCCCGTTGCTCCGACGCAACTCCGTGCCCGTCTCCATCTCGTAGAACTCGGCGACCGTGTTCTCGAGCAGGATGCCGCGCACCGCTGCCGCCCCAGGCGGCTCAGGCGTATAGTCTCCGCGCTTTTCTGCCCAGAGTTGATACGGCGTCTTGTAGGGCGAAAGCCCTGCGATGACCGCTGCATCCGTCGCCGTGATGCCATCCTTGCGGAGTGCAAACCACTCTGGACTGCGCTGCTCTGCCTTCACAAACTCGTACTGCTTGCTCACTTTGCCTCCTCCTCTCGCCATCGGCGATCTACTTCTACGATCCTCCTGCCAATCCACTCGGCGACTGGAGCCACCACACCGTTGCCGCAGCAGCGGTAGCGGTGCCCATCCAAGTGCTTTGGCAAATCACCATCTTCACCTAGCCCCGAGCCAACCACAGCGTGAGTTGTCCGAGTATCTCCGATGTCAAAGTTGTTCAGCGTATTCGCTGCCTGCGCCTCCACCCACGACTCCGTTTGGCTAGGCGTGCTGCCACGGGTAGACTTGCGAAAAACTTGTGGAATCGCCCTTCCAGTATCAAGCGTTGGGGATAATCCGCGCTCGTCAAATATCCGCTCAGATTGAGGAGAGTCCGCCCCTCCACCTGTCAAACTGCCAACCAGATAGCCCTCCTTATTCAAGTCCTGATTGCTCACCCCAACCTTCCAATCTCGCGCTTGAAGTTCACGATGTGTTCTCGCCCCGAAGGTTTCCAGTGCTCGCTGAGAGTCCAGCCGTCTGGCCAACCCATCAAGCGCTCGCATTCCGTCGGGGTCAGACGGCGCACTTCCAGCCCAACCACTCCCTGAGAAACCCTGCGAAGCGCCTCGCTCAGACCGGCTGGCAGAATCCTCCCTCGCATCTCGGCGCGGCGAAGGATGCCGCTCGCAGCCTTCGCACTCAAGGAGAACCTCGCCGGCGCGGTCGGATTCAAGACTTGCGACAATGAACACTCGTCGGCGTCGCTGGGCGACTCCGAAGTAGCGAGCGTCCAGAGTTCGCCACGAAACGCCATACCCGAGTTGCTCCATTTCATAGAGAAGCCGTCCGAAGTCAGCCCCCTTATTGGAACTGAAGAGCCCAGGGACATTCTCCAGCACGATCCAGCGAGGTCGTCGCTGCTCCACAAGGTCAAGGAAGGTGAAGGCGAGGCTGGATCGCTTGCCTGCGAATCCTGCTCGCTTGCCTGCGACGCTGAGGTCTTGGCAAGGGAATCCTCCACTCCAGATGTCTGCCTCTGGGATGTCATTCGCGTCCACCTCCGTGATGCTCCCCAGATTCGGAGCGTCTGGGAACCGCTCTGCCAACACCGCGTTGGCGTATGGATCTATCTCGCTCACGCTGACGGTGTGGATGCCAGCGCGCTCAAACCCGAGGTCGAGACCGCCGACGCCACTGAAGAAGGATGCGTGCCTCACTTCGCCGCCTTCTTCCGATCTTTCTTGGCGAATCCATCGCCGTTGTAAATCACCGCCGCCGGCGTATAGAGCATCCGCATCCATCGGCCACACTTCGCGCATCGCGGCGTGTAGGTTTGATGCATTGAGTGCGTGTGCTCCTCGCGAGCGCCGCACTCGCCGCAGCGATATTCGTAGGTGGGCATTAGCCCATCACCACGAACAGCACGACGAGTAGCCAGAACCCCAAGATGCCGATGGCGATATCCGTCAACCTATCAGCGCGCTCGCTCTGCTCGCCGAGATATCGCGTCCTGATCGCCACTCGCTTATAGACCTGTGGCTGCGTCTTTCTGTTGAGCCTCATCGCATAGACCCCGCTGCTAGGAGCAGGATCATCCCTGCGATGAATGTCACGAGTGCGAGTCCATCTAGGATCATCGTTTTCACTTTGCCTCCTTCTGTGGTGTCTCATCTGACACCTCAACCACTACGCTGCTGATGATCTCGTATTCGCTGTCACCATCTGCACCAAGACCGCTGAGGCTCTCGCCTTCGCCGACATTTGCCAGCGCCTCTTGGATCGCCTCTGCCATCTCATCGCGACTCGCGAACTTTCCCTCAGTGCGCTCCACTTCCACCTCTAGGATGACCGTGAACCTGTGCGCCATTATCGTGCCTCCTTTTTTGGCTTGCGCGCCTTTTTCTTGGGCGCTTCGTTGACCTTTCGCTCCAGCGCTTTCGCGAATGCACTGGCGACTTCATCATCCTGCGCTGTGATGATGATGAAGTCGCTGAGGTTGACCTTTGGCATCACTTGCCGCTCGCTTCCAAGACCGCCTCTACGAAAAACTCGTCGGCGAGGAACTCAAACTCCGTCCCACTGAACGCCGTGCGCGCGCAGTCAAGAAAGAGTTTCTCAGCATCACGATTGTCGTTGAGGAACCTCGCAGCGGCGCCATCGCCGATGCCCTGACACTCAACCCATCCGACCTTCTTGCTATTGAGATAGAGATCTGCCTCGTATGCGACACCACGGCGGTGCGACATCGAGCGATAGTTCTTGACCGCCCAGCCTGTGGCCTTCGCCATCTTCGCTGCCTGAGCGGTCACCTTTGTTGCCTCTGCTAGTCCGTTCATTTGTTCCCCCTATGTCAGTCGGGGCATCTGCCCCTCTCTCTCCTGACCCCTATAAGGTACGCCCGTACCCTACCGCCGTCAAGCCCCCTGTTTCGTGCTCAAACAGGGGGGTCTTGGCGGGCTGGAGAGGGGGTCGCGGGAGGCTCGCGCCCCACCCCTCCAGCCCTGGGCCGACCGCCCGAAGGCGAGCCGGCATAGTCATTCCTCCTGATCCAACTGATTCTCTAGCGCGAGGTGCACGACGACGCTGAGGCACGATAGGCAGATCTTGTGCTCGTGGACGACCACATCGCCACTCCGCAGGTCGAGTCCGAGGATCAGCGTGCCGAAGGCGTAGACCTTCCTCGCAGGCTCCTCGCAGACATCGCAGACCTCAGGATCGCGGCGCTTTGCGACCGTGACCATCGTCTAGCCGCACGAGATACTCAGCGGTTGGGCCGTCCTTGCCGAAGAAGATCGCCCACTGTGCTGGAGTCCCAGAGGCTGCCAGCCACTCTTGGGCATATCGGTTGGACGACTCGATGCTCGCATTGCCCCATACGGTATGCGCTCCGTCACTCAAGACGAGGCGCGCCGGCGTATGCCAGTGCCCATAGAACAGCGCGTCAAATGGTGCGACGCTAAGATTCCATCCCTGCGCTCGTTTGGCGATGGCGTAGTACGGCAGACCGAACGCTCCACCACGGAACTGATCGCCGTGTACCAGCATCGCCCTCTTGCCTCCTGGCAGGTCGAGCGTGTCGTACCAGTGACGACCGCCCATCGTCAGCGATTCTTTCCAGTCAATGCGCTTCTCGTCTTTCACGAGATCCTTCGCCACGCGATACAGGATCGCGTCAGCATTGGACTCATTGCTGTGATCGCCATAGCGTCCCAGTCGTCCGTGATTGCCGATGGCGCCACGAACGGTGACCTTCTTGCCGAGTGCTGCCATCGCGCGCACGAACTGCGCGAGCATCGCTGCGCCCTCAAAGATCTGCACATAGAGGCCACCCTGCTCAACCTCATATGCCTGTGACGGAAAGATGTTGCCGTCGCTCTCCACGAAATCGCCGAGGAGCGCGCATTGGATCTCGCTCACCGGCACGCCGTGCAACTCGATCAGGCGCGCGATCTTTTTCGCGAGCAGGTCAATGCGCTGCTTGGCGACATCTATGTTGTAGGTCTCAGAGTTCTTGCCCAACTGCCAGTCCCCGAGCAGGATCGTCAGGGTCTCTGGCGTGCCCGGCTTGCCCGATGGCTTCGGCGCTGGTACGGCGGGGATCTTCATCCCGAGCGCGGCGTCCTTCGCGGCGCGGTAGACCGCCTCCACGAGTTCCGCCTGATCCGCCTCGCGCTTTGATAGCGATCGGAGCGCCCGATTGTGTGCCGCTCGCAGTTCCTCGTATGCCTGCGTCGCGTCTAGTGCCTTCTCAATCTCGCTCATCGTGGGCACCTACAGTGGTGCCGCATATGGCGTGAGAGGGTCTCCTGTGCGATCTCTACCTTGTAGGCGTTGCGGATCGCTTCGGAGAGGATGCGCCGGTTGCGAGTCGGATCTGCAAGTGCTGCCACCAGCGCTTTTCGCTCGTCTTGATCCACCTTGCTGAGTAGCGCCGCGACGGAGCACTGCGGCCCTTTTTTCGTCTGTTCTGCCGCTTCAAGAGCAGCCTCGAGTCTAGACACGGTGATTGCCTCCTTCCACTAGCGGCTTCTGCCGCGATCACCAACATACCGCCCTACCTATGCCAAGTGTGTGGCACTACTTCTTGGGCTTTGTCTTGAGTCCGTAGCGGTCGTTGCTCGGGTCAAGATATGTCTGCAGCACCTGTAGCCCTGCGGCGAGCGAGGCGGAGATGATCGTGCGGAAGTCGCCGCCAGAGATATCCATCAGCGGGATGCCCAAGCCGAGGCTGACGGCGATAGCCGTGCTCAAGCCGGTGCGGAGGAAGTCAACGATCGCCTCGTCCACCGAGGTCGTATCTAGGAACGCCTTGAACTTGCTCATTCTTTCTCCTTCTTCGTCACGATGACGATGTGAGATGCGGGTGATCCAGGCTTGCCTGAGGCGATCGCCTTCAGGTCTTGCTGCGTGATCGGAACAGCGAACTGCTCCTTTGGCAGTTTGTCGTCAAAGGTGGGGTCGGCGAACTGAAAGGTCTGCGCGTCTGCATCGTAGGATGCCGAAGTCATATGGCCGTAGCCTGCGGCGAGCACCTTGGGGTCTTTCTTCTGCCAGTATGACGCCCAGTTGCGGTGCCACTTGGAGAGCGCCTGCGCTGGATAGCCGATCGGCGCCTGTACCCAGACGATGAGGGCGGCGCCCGCCTTCGCAGCGGTCACCGCATCCTCAAACGAGTCGGCTGGGCGTGCCTTGCCGCCGAGTTCTCGCACAGTTTTCATCAACTCGCCAAGGCTCGATCCGTTATCGCTGACCCCCTGCTTCTCCTTGAAGCCGGTCGCGCGCTCTTTGGCGGCGACGCCATCGGATGCCTTGAGGTCTGGCGAGTAGCCGTTCACATAGGCGACGGCAGCCGCCGCGCTGGACGGCCCGCAGTCATCGAGGATAGCCCCGACCTTCTTCTGCGCCTCAGCGTCCGAGTAGAGTTGCGACTTGATCCGCATCTTCATTTGGCGTTCTCCTCCTTGATCAGAACCGCGATGGCGCGGGCGGCTGACTCAAAGCCGAGCGCGGCGCTGATCGGATGCCCGACCGTGCAGCCCTCGCTATAGTCATTGCCATCTGCGGCGCGCTTCCATAGCGTGCCACCCCACAGGCTGTTGTCGTCATTCGGTACCAGTGCCACCCACTCGCCCGGCGCGGTATCAACTCGCGTCCATCCCTGCTCGTGGATATCTTCAATGTGATCCGCGCTGCGTGCCATTTATTCCCTCCAGCGTAGTGGGCCAGTCGCGATCCATAGGATCGTCAAGATGGCGAATAGTGCTGCCATCGTGCTCTGTGTCTGACCCTCTGGCAAGACGACGACGGCAAACAGGAGTCCCAGAATCGTCCAGGCTCCACCGATGAGATCGAGGATGATGTTCTTGAACATTAGCGGCGACCCTTTCTGCTACGGCCACCGATCTCGCCGCCTCCGCCGCCGCCACCTCCGCCACCGCCACTCGTGCCACGCGCAGCATTCGCTGCCGCTGCGGTCACGCTCGCGACTTGGCTGGAGATGATGGCAACTGCGACCGGTTGCGCTTCTTCTTTCTCTGTTGAGTCAAGATCCTTCCCGATCTCACCGATCGCGGCGAGATCGCCGAACACCTCGGCAACCACTTCTACGGCTGCGCCGACCGCCTCTACGGGAGACGGCAGAGAGGGCTGTTCTGGCTCAGGAGAAGGAAGGCTAGTGGGATCAGGAGAAGGGGAATCAGACTCCTGAGGGGTTTCGGATGGATCGGGCGACGGCTCGGGTGAGGTAGACGGGTTTTCGGTTGGTGCAGGTGTTGGCTCATTTGATGGCTCCTCACTTGGCTCTGGCGTCTGCTCAGGGGTCGGCTCTGGCGTAGGCTCAGGCGACGGCTCCGGCGACGGCTCAGGCGTGTTTGGTGCCTCCGTAGGATCAGGCTCGTAGGTAGGATCGGGCGTAGGCGGCTCTGTAGGCGACGGAGACGGCTCTACGCTCGGTTCTGGGGTCGGTGTTGGCTCAGGCGTTGGGGAGGGCGTAGGCGCGGGCGTAGGGCTGCCTGAAGCGATGTTGAGGTAGCCGATGCCGCAGCACGAGTCAGTTGAGAGGATGCGGAAGCCGAACAGGTCGCCAGCCGCCAGCACGACCTCAAGGTAGCCGCTCGCCTGCTGCACGCCGCCTTCGGCGAGGCTGATCCATTGTCCAGCCAGCGTGTATTGCGGCTTGTCGTAGTGCGCTCCATCGGTCGTCCAGTATGTCCAAAGGAAGCCTACGGTCTCTGACTCCGTGATCGTTGTCGTCGCGCTCGTGGATGCATCCCAGCGCGGCTGCTCTGGCAGCGGGTCATTCGCCCCAGCGATCGTCAGCGATCCGTCCTCGTTGAGCGTGACCGTGCCGTTGGAGTCAGTCGCCTGATCCCATTCGTCAAATGAGTCCAGCGCGTAGACCTGCGCGAACGGCAAGAAAACCGCCGCCGCCGCAACGAGTGCGACAAGACGGCGGTTCACTTATTAGATAGCCACGCGGTCAAGCCTCCCAGCCCGCTCAATCCAAGCAACGCGATGACGAACTTCGCCAATCGGTAGGCTCCTCGTGTCTCTGCCATCTCAACGCGCACGCAGGCAAGATCGGATTCAATCCGATCAAGCCGCTCTAGGATCGCGTCAACTTGGCTCTTGGTCATTCGGGATCAGCGGGAACTTCAGGCTCTGCCTCTGGTTCTGGCTCTGGCGCGAACACAGGCTCA